CGAACCAGCTATCGGAAGACTCCGTCGGCACCGTGCCTTCCAGCGCTTTGACCGAGAATTCGTGATGCTGGCGACACACGGAATGGCGGTCATAACCGGCCGTGGTGATCTCGAAGATCAAGGGCTGGCGCCGCGCACCAGTGGCGGTGTTCAGCTTCTGAATGATCTCGGGTCCCGGATGTTCGTGCACTTCGTCGACGGCCGCAAAGTGAATGTTCAATCCGTCCATCTTGGTGGCGTCGGCCGACAGCGGCCGGAACCAGGACGACGTCGGCAACACCGCCAGATTGTTCACCGTCCTGGTAATCCTTGCCTGCAGCGCCGCGCTTGCCGCCACCATGCGCTCGGCTTCGCCAAAGACGATGCGCGCCTGGTCGCGGGTCGTCGCTGCCGAATAGACATGCGCACCTGGCTCGCCATCAGCAATCAGGGCATAAAGCGCGGTTCCTGCCAGCAGCACCGACTTGCCGTTCTTCCGCGCCACCTCGACGTAAGCCGTACGGAAACGGCGCAAGCCATGTTGGCCCGAACGGGTCTTCCGCTTCCAGCCATAAAGCGAGCCGACGACGAACTGCTGCCACGGCTGCAGCGCAAACGGCTCTCCTGCCCATTCGCCGGTCGAATGACGCAGATGACCGAAGAAGGCGATCGCGTGCCGGGCGGCAGCGCCGTCCCAGACGAGGCCACGCTTGCCACCAAGTTTCAGATCGGCAAGGTGGCGTTCGCAGGCCAGCTTCACCAGCCGGCCGGCAATGATCTTGCCGCTGATGACACCACGCGCATAGGCCGTGACCGGACAGACCAGCTTCTTGCTGCGGCTGCCGGATTTACGCTTTTCTGCCACGGGTCAAAAAATCCTCGAATGGATCACTGGTCTCGGCAGGCTCCGCCATGCGGATGCGCGAGCGGCTGGACGGTGTCAGCCCGAACTCGCTCTCGATCTGCGCCATCTGCGCCAGGCACTTGTTGGCCACCGCCAGAAACGGATTCTGGATGATGTTGTCATTCGACGTCTTCACCACCGGACCACGGCGCTTCACCTCCTGCTCGGCTTCGAGCCAGCGACGCCAGATCACGACGTAGCGGGCGAGTGCGCCGGTATCCAATTCGGTCATGACGCCGTGCCGGGCGAGCAGTTCCGCCATCTCCATGAACTTGACGCGGGCCTCCTCATCGAGATGGTCGGGTGGCTCCGGCGTCGCCCCCACCGGCTTCGGCTCGGCCTTGTTCAGGCGGTGCGGCCGCGCCGTGCCCTTGACCAGCTTCAGATGCGTCGGCAGCGGCTTGCGGCCGGCCATGTCAAAACTCCATGCATTATCCAGTGTCGTTACCGCGAAGGCGTACTGCCTCGAACAGCCGCCGCAATGTGAACGAGCGCGCGATCGACACCACGGTGAAGATCGCGCCCATGGCCATGTTCTCTGCCAGCGTGGTCGACAATCCGAACAGCGGGAACACCACGATCTGTGTCACCACCGCGATGCCGTAGCCGATTGCGACATTGGTGAGGGATTCCACCAGCGACATGGCGCGCGACTGTTTCATGCTGCTGCCGCGTCCTTGGCCGCATCCCCGGCCACATTGTCGGTATTGGGCACGCGCTCGGAGGCGATCTCGTCAAAGCTGCGGCCGTCACCATCCAGCGTCGCCACCTTGCCGGTAAATTCCTGCCAGCGTTTGACGACCACGTCGCAGAAGGCTTCCGACAGCTCCAGCCCGTAGACCTTTCGCCCGGTCTTCTCGCCGGCGATCAGCTGCGAGCCGGAACCGGAGAACGGCTCGTAGCAAATGTCGCCCGGACGGGTGTGCAGCTGCATCGGCAGCGTGAACACCCGCACCGGCTTCGAGGTCGGATGCTCGCGGGTCTCGATTTCCGAGGACGGGATGTTCCAGACCGTCGTCGGCCAGCTTTCGAACCCCTCGCGATTGATCCTTGGCTTCTTGCCGCGAACCCAGCCGAACAGGCAGGGCTCGTGCGCCCACAGCATGACCGAGCGGGTCAGCACCGGGCGGGATTTGGCCCAGATGATCTGCTGGTGATGCAGCACGTCGAACTTGTCCCAGACATTTTCCAGCATGCGCTGGCGGCGCGAGGCGTGCCAGCAGTACCAGGCGACGTCCTCGGCAATGGCATGCTCGATCGCCGTCCGGCAGAAGGCTTCGTAGAACTGCGGGCCTTGTGAGGAATCATCCCAGTGCTTCTGCTCGACATAGTCATCGGACCAATCCTTGTTCGCGATCTTCTTGGCCCGCGCCGAGGCGGTCTTCTTCGTCGGATGGTTGGTTCCGTCATAATCGACCAGGTAGGGCGGATCGGTGGCAAACAGCGCGGCGCGCTCGTCATTCATCAGCCTGGTGACATCTGCCCCATCGGTGGAGTCGCCACAGAGCAGTCGGTGTTCACCCAGCAGCCAGAGGTCACCGCGCCGTGTCACCGGCGTTGCCGGCACTTCAGGAATGGCGTCGTCCTCGGTCAGGCCGCCCTGTTCTTCGCGATGGCCGTAGAGCAGGTCCTGGAGTTCGTCGTCCCCGAAGCCGGTGAGCCCGAGATCAAAGCCTGCCTCCTGCAGATCGGAAAGCTCGAGCGCCAGCAGTTCCTCGTCCCACCCGGCATTGATGGCAATGCGGTTGTCGGCAAGCACCAGCGCCCGACGCTGGGTTTCCGACAGGCCCGACAGCACGATGGCCGGCACCGTCGCCATGCCGAGCTTGCGTGCGGCAAGCACCCTTCCATGGCCGGCGATCAGGGTGCCATCCTCGGCAATCAGCACCGGGTTGGTAAAGCCGAAGGCGCGGATCGAGCCGGCGATCTCGGAAACCTGTGCTTCCGAATGCGTGCGGGCGTTGCGGGCATAAGGAACCAGCGCATCGAGCGGCCGATATTCGACGGCAAGACGGCGATCGCCATGATCGGGCGCATTGTGCGCAAGGTCAGCCATTTGCGTTTTCCGTTTCCAACAAAATCAACATGTTAGCCATGCACCCCCCCCATCGCCATTTTGGCCACGGATGCGCGTTTGGTGGCGCGCGGTCCTGGGGTCGAACTCTCCAGAGATTTGACCTCCCCCGGGGGGGCTCACGAGCGGCGGCGCGCATTGCCGAAGCCGCCATCCTTCGCAGCCGTCTTCCGGCCGTGGCACGACGCGCACAGCGCCTGCCATCGGCTGCGGTCCCAGAACACCATCTCGTCACCGCCATGCGGATCGACGTGGTCGACGACGCTGGCCGGTCGGATCAGATCATGGCGCGCGCATTCCACGCACAGCGGATGATCGTGCAGGAAGGATGCGCGTTCCGTTCGCCAGCGCTTTGAGCGATAGAGCGCTCGGGCCACCGGATTGCGCTGGCGGGCATAGTCCTGGTCACGCTCCCGCTTCTCGCGCCGGCCAACCGGGCGATGGATCGGCGGGCGGACAGGCATGATGCTGATCTCGATGATGATGGTGGTGGCGGAAACGACAACGCCCGCGATGGAAGTATCCGTCGCGGGCGCTACTCTCCCGAGCATAGCCAGAATATACCCCAAACCAGCCGTTTCTGTCCGCTTATGATATGTCCGGCGGACATACTTAGCTCAGCTACGCAGATGCATGTACAGCGAACATTAACGTCTGGCGGTTCTGCTTGTCGGGAGCCATACAACTTCGGCCGGCTTTCGGCGGTGCTGCGCAACCACAACCGCCTCAATCAACAGATCCAAGGCCTGGCGGGCTTGGACGCTAACTTTGTCGTCACCCTGCAGTTGTTCGAGGGCTCGTTCGAGATGGATGCGGGCAGCCGCATGGTCGCTTTGCATGGCATGTTTTCTCCATCGCCCCTGGGAAACTATGCGGCACCGACGCTGAACAGATCGCAAAAACATGTGATCGACTTTGATTCAAAGATTAGCAAAGCGTCCGCCTGCTGAGCATGCCCCGTTCCACGCGTGGTTAGGTTTGTCCCGCTTGCGGTAAGTTCGCTCACGCGTTGCTCGTTTCAGAGGCTGATAGTGCGTAGAAGAAACGGCGGCACAAGGATTGGATGATGAACATGCGCCGCCGTATTGGGTCGAACGAGGAACTAATCGACAACTTCAAGGTGAGGCAAGATAGTTAACAGGACGTTGTCTTGGTACTATCGGAACGGGTGTGTGCAAAATCCCGCACCCGCTCGATGACATAGCGCCGAGAGCGGTTCCTCGGCACCGGCTGGCGGTTCAGCGTCATGGAGATAACACACAGCGCGTAGAGCCAGCGTTCGTTGGCGGCGGAGCGCTGCAAGCCAACCTTCCAGCAGATCGCCTTCCAGGGTGTGTTGTGGGCGCGCAGCCAAGCGATCCTGCCGTCGAGCGGATCGAGCCCGATGGTCCAGGTGAGCGTTTCTTCCATGCGGGAGATGGTGGCGGGCGATGGCGGTGGCAGCGATGTTTGCCGCGGCGCTTGCTCGACCAGGTCGGCGAACTCATAGCTGTAGCGGGGCCAGGTGTTGAAATACCCTTGCCGGCGCGGCGCGGGCAATCGCTTGAGAACTGCAGCCGCTTCGGCCATTCGCTCCTCGACCAGCTTTGGCGTCCAGATCGGATCGCTTTGGTTCCCGCTGCGGGTTCGATCAAAACGGCAGTTCATCGCCATGCTCCCACCAGTAATTGTCGGCAGTGATCGTGCGTGTGGGCACAACCTTGGCACCGGGCCATTTGTCCTTGATCGCCATCACCGTCGGCATGGCCTCGATGAGGCGGGCAACCTCGGAAAGCAGATAGACTTTCATGGCGCGGTCCTGTGGATCGACGGCTGCCGCAGAATCCTCATCCTGAACGATCGCCGCCACGGTGCCGTCCGAGAGCGCGACCTCCCAGACAGCAGGATGGATGGGCTCGGCACCCAGCCTGTCTGCTTCTTGATCAAGGAAGCGCCAAGCTGTGACCATGCGCTCGATCTCGTGGAGGGCATCCTGATGGCGACCTTCGCGCAGCGCCATCGAGACCTTGCGATGCTGCGAGTAGAACCGCTTCGCCAGATCGTCGGGAACCAGCGACGGCAACCGGCACGATCCCCATTTGCGCTCCATGTCGCGCGCCAGCGCATCGAGCCTGTGGAGCGCCGCCATCATGTCGACGACGATGTCGGCTTTTGCCCTGGTCGCCAGTTTGGCGGTATCGAAGTCATAGGCCATGATCGTTCTCCATGACGCAGTCCCGCACCCAGTCGCAAAGGTTGGGGTAGTGGTTTCTGAGGATGGTGAAGTCGCGACCGTTGGCGAAGCGTGCGCCGTTCCAGCCCAGGTGGAACGAGCGCTTCCGGATTGCTCCCCGGCGGGCCGTCATGTGGACCAGCTTGATGCTGGTCCAGCCATTGGGGAAGCGCTTCTGCGACAACTGCCAGTCGTCGCGCTCGCCTATCACCGCGCCATCGGGCTTGCGATTAATGGCGGCCATACCCGACCTCCATCGCACGATGCGCGAGCTGCCCAGCGGGGCGGCGAAGCGCACTACCGAAGGTATGGGGTAAACCTCCGCAGACCTCCGCAAGCAAAATCAATGGCTTAGGTAGTGGACCTCCGCAACTTCCGCAGAGACTCCCGCATAATGATTTCAACGACTTAAGCATGGTACCTCCGCAACCTCCGCAGACTTCCGCATTCATCAATCCAGCCATTCGAGCACCTTCAGGCCGCGCTTCTTGGTGTGGGAATCAGTCTCCTCGACAGCGACGATGGCGTTGTCGATCCAGCTCAACAGCAGGCTCTCGATGACCTTGCCGGGCAGATTGAACTGCTGGCCGAGGGCTCGTGGCGCGTAGCGTCCGGAGGCCTTTGCCTGGGGAGCCATCGAGAACGGGTTCTTCGCCTGCCAGGCCTCGTCGATCGCCTTGAGAATGGCCTTGCACGTTGCCCGTGGTGGCAGCGGGTCATCCGTTTGCTCCTGCTTTTCGATCGGAGCCACGATGCATGTGGTGACGGCGTCACCGTCTTCGTCGACGCCAAGCCCCACCGCATCGAGCCTGAAGGCAAACTCCTCACCCCCGGGCAGGTCACGCTGCTTCGTCACCCTGGCGGCGCGTAACTCGGTCTCATCGACCGAGACCTCGATCTCGGTATCGGTCGCGGCCCTGAGCGAGGAATGCCCGCGCGCGCCCTTGGCGACATCCTTGCCGGTGTGGTGGACGATCATGATGTGCGCGCCACAAGCATGGCGGATGCGGTCGACATTCTTGATGAAGGCGGTCATGTCGACCGGGCCGTTTTCGTCGCCGCCGGCCATGACGCGCGAGAGCGTGTCGATGACGATCAGCTTCAGCGGCGCGCGCCCGGCGACCTCCTCGGCAAGCCTGATGACCCGATCCGTATCGGCCTCGGGGTGAAGGAGATCGAGGCCAGCCCGACGCAAGGCGAGCGGCACGTCGACGACACCGCTCGTCTTCCTCAGCCCGACGATGCGGTTGGCAATGCCGTTGCCGCCCTCGGCTGCAAGGTAGAGGACGGAGCCACCTGCAACGCGCCGTGAACGCCAGGAATGATCGATGGCGACATGATAAGCGATATCGAGGGCGAAGAAGGTCTTGCCGCAGTTGGACGGGCCATAGACGACCGACATCGCGCCGAGATCGAGAACGTCCTTGACGATGTAGGGCGTACTGATGACCGGCGTGATATTGTCGAACCATTCCAGTTCGGTGGACGGGTCCACAGCTGCAGAGGCGCCTGCCGCCACCGTCGCGTCATCCGCGTCCGGAGGCTTGTTGGCGGCGGCGGCGACCTTGCTGTCCCACTGGCGCATGGCGTAGGCCCACTTGTCGCGGAAGGCGGCAAGGCCGCGTCCTTCGTCGTCGAGCGTGTTGCCGGCAGTCTGTGGGCGCACCTTGCGCTCGTAGACGGAATACACCTCGAGCAGCTTCTGCTCGGTCTCGCGATCAGATGGCGGGATCGGGCATTCGCGATACCAAGCGACGATTGCCGCCCAGATCATGTCGCGCATGTAGACGTCGCGGCCGTCAACGATGTGGCCCCAGGCATCGGTGCTCTGTTGCCGCACAGCGTCATGATCGACCGCGACAGACGTCACCGGTTCAGCTTTCGACAACCCTGGCGCTGACGACGACGCTGGCGTCGGCGCCTGTGCCCGAGCAGATGCCGACGAGGCCGCCAGATCGAGCGCCCGGGTGGCACCGACCTTCGCCAGCAGCCACTGCGGCGCTTCAGCCAGTTCGGTGTCGAAGGGCGAGAACAGCCAGCGGTAGGGCTTGCCGTTGCGATGGAGCGACGGCGGGGCGATGACAAAGCCACCCTCGGCACGGACATCGATGCCGGCCATCGTCTCCTGCGTGTTCCGGATGGAAAGACGATCGGGATAGCGGAAGTAGATGTGTTGACCACCGCCACCGGTTCTGGCGCGCCAGGTCTCCGGGTCGCAGCCGAGTTCGTTGTCGGCGATCCAGTTGTCCCATGTCGCGGAGCCGGAGACGCTGCCCTTCTCGTCGAGATCGATGACCAGCAGCTTCCAGCCATTGCCGAGCGAGGCAGCACCCGTCAGGAAGCCCATGCGGTAGTTGGCGCGGTGCTCACCATTGCTACCGTACCAGCGATCATGGACGGTCTGGGGAATGCCACTCTGGAACTCGCGCCATTTGCCGAGCGGGATCTTTTCCTGGCCGGCCGCCGGAATGACGGCAAGGCCGAGCGCGCGATAGCTGTCGGCCCATTGGGCCGCGCTTGCAAAATCATCCGGCGCTTCTATCGTCATCGCCCGTACCCTTCATGTTCGAAACCCGTTTCATGCATGTGCGGTGCACGGGGATCGGAAGGTGGCCGCCTCCCGATCCCCTCGACGCAATCAACCGAAGTCCGGCACCGGGGTACGGGACGTGTCGGACGACGGCGGCGTCATCTGCGTGGAGCCGGTTGCGGCCGGCCGCGAGGTATTCGTCGCGTTCGGCATCGCTGCACGCGGCTTCGGCGCGGCCTTGTGCTGTTCGAGCTCGGCCGGCCGCTCCTTCCAGTCGAGAATGGCAAAGACCGGGATGGCGCGGTTGCCATGCTTGGTCTTTTCCTTGACGAACTCGGTCAGGCGCACGACCGGCACCTTGCCGGCCTGCCACTCGCTCGAAGCGAGCGTCTCGTCGTAGATCTTCTCCAAGGCGGAGACGACGCCGATGGCAGTGGTGCAGATTTCGTGGCAGCCGAGGCCGCCATGAAGGAGCACGACCAGCTCGATGCCCTGCTTGAACTTCTCGCCGGGGCGGTCAGGCAAAGGATCGCCGATGGCAACCAACCGCTTGTCAGGCCCCTTGTCGGTGAACTCGATCCAGCCGACTTTCAGCGTGGCGAAGTCGAACAGGGCGACAAGGTCGTCGATCACCTCGAGGCCCTTGTTGGTGCCGTCCCAGGTGGAACGTTCGACACCACCTTCCTTGCCGTTGATCCGGATCGACGGCAGGAAATCAGCACTGCCTGTGCTCAGTCCGAAAGTACCCATTGTCTTTTTGCTTTCTGCGCTGTGCGCTCTGTGCCGGCATCTGGCCGCCGGCTGGCCGGTCCCGTCTGTCGGGAAGTCAGACGCCGAAGACCGTGAACGCGTGCTGACGCGCCCGTGGATCGGCGAGGTAGAAGCTGTCGGTATCGACGGTGATCAGGCTCGCCAGTTCGTTTGGATCTGTGCTGATGGCGAGGAAGTTCTGCAGCGAGGCCGCCATGCGGGTCAGTGCCGCGACATGGGCAGCAGGGTTCTCAAGCTGGTAGAGCGCCGCCTTCTTCGGCGTGACGTAGGCCACCGCGCCGACCATGTTCGCGCCCGCGCCGAGATAGGATGCGACCTGCCGGGCATGGCTGGTCTTGATGGCCGAGGGCAGCGCGTGCGTGGTTTTCAGATCGATGATCAGGCCGTGCGCGTCGTACTCGGCGTCGGAGAAGCCGAGCACCGGTACCGCGATGCCGTCCATGCGCCATTCCTTGCGCACCTGCATGCGGTCGGGCTTGCCCCATGGCGACAGGAGCGCAATTCCCTGCTCGACCATGCCGGCGAGGCTGTCGCGTTCCTTGTCGCGGCGGGGATCGGAGGACAGCGCCGTCCGTTCGGTGAACACGGCATTGGCGGTGTCGATGGCCTCGTTGAGCGACGCACCCATCAAACCGGCGATGACGCCTGCTTCGACGGCGGTTCCACGATGGGCGGCAGCGCCCACCGGGGCCCTGTGGCCGAGCAGACGTTCCATCACGTAGACGCCGGGAGCCGCGGCCCAGAGGTTGAGCTGCGACACGCTGATGTGGTCGATGCCGTGGGTCTCGAAGGGATTGTTCATGGCGACACCCACCCGCCACCATCGACCCAGACACTCGACCCCGGGTTGATCGTGTCCTTGCCCACCGTCTTCCAACCCTCGCCGCCGACGAAGACACGCGAACCGGCCGGCAATTGCGCGGTTGGCGGGCTGCCGGTGTCGCTCGACCTCCATCCCGAATGCTGCAGGAACCAGAGGCCAAGCAGGGCCGCCTCGGCGCGGCTGTGGTCCTTGCTGCGGGCAAAGCGGTGCGCCATGTCGGGCCAGGTCTGGATGGCGAGCGCGCGCACATCCTCGGCCTGCTTGGCCTTCGCGCCAATGTCGCGTTTCCAGATCGCCGGCCGCACGAAGGTGGTCGGCACTCTCAATGCGGCAAGCGCGCCTTCCAGTGCTCCGGCGGCGCGACCGAAGCGAAACGTCGATGACACGCCCTGTTTCGGCATCGCCGAGACATCTTCGACAACGGCATGGGCGACATGGAACTGGACAAGGATGTCGGCGAACGACGTCATGTTCAGACGCCGGCTCGCGCCTTCGCCGATCGGCGGAATCTCGGTGGCCAGCAGCAGCCGGCGCTCGCCGTCGAGGACGGCGATGCCGTTGTTCAGGCCGGGGTCGATCGCGAGGATGCTCATCACCAGCGCCTCGCCTTGACCTTGGCGGCGGCATCGACCGCGCTGCCGGAACCGATACCGCCAGCCTCGCGGGCCAGATGATAGAGCTTGCGCAGGGCAAACAGGCGATCGCCAACGGCGTTGTAGTCCTGCTCGGCCTTGATGATGGCGAAGGCCACCTCGTCGAGCGTGGCCTTGTCGATCGGGCGCACAGCGGTTGCCAGGCGATCGGGCGCGAGCACGCAGATCGAGGCGGGCAAGGCATCAAGGCCATAGTGGGACTTGCGCAGGGTGGTCAGCTTCGAGGCGGCGAACATCGAGGGTTCCTTTCAGGGCCTGAACGAGCGGAGAGAAATGTCGGGATTGGCAAGCGCACCGGCGTCGGGCGTCTCGGCCAGCAGGGTCAGCAGCGTTGCATGCAGCGTCTTCGGGCGTGCCCGAGCGACAACCAGATAGGCAAAGCGATCGGGACCGAGCCGGCGCTGGGCGAGATGGACGAGGTTCTTCTCCGCCGCCCACCAGGCGCGACGCGCAACCTTCACCAGTTCCTTGCGGTCGGTCTCGGAGAAGTTGCTGCTGGCGCGCACCGTATCGATGGCCAGGAAACCCCGGTGATATTCGATCCGGGCGCTAGGCGCGGACTGTCCGATCCAGGCGCAAAGCTGCGCCTCGGTCAGAAGCGGGGAAGTGGTGGTGTCATGAGAAAGCGTGGTCATATTGATTATTACTCACCGAGTTCCAGAACCGTCTCACGCTGCCTCGACGCCGTAGGCGTGGAGCGTGAGGCGGATGTCCTTGAGGCGGCGGTAGAGGCTGGCGCGGGCGCCATGGCCACGGGCGGCAAGCTGGTTGATGGTCGATTCGACAAGGGCAGCGCACAGGCGCTGGTCGTCGTCGGCAAGCTCCGACAGACCGGCATCAAGGGTGGCGCTGGTGATGACCTCGCCCTCGACATCGAAGGTCTGGCCGAACAGCGCGCCCAGTCCCTGATCCTCGGAAACCAGGTCGCCAACGGTGGCGTTGTCAGCGCCAGCCAGCGGCACATCCAGCGACAGCGACGAGTCGTCATAGAGCCGACGCTCGCGCCACACGGTGCGTCCGATGCGCGAGGCACGGTTCACGGCAACCATATAGGCAAAGGCTTCGAGCGGACCGCGCTCGCGATCAAAGGCAGGAAGACGCGCGATCAGATCGAGCAGCAGTTCCTGGCGCAGATCATCGAGGTCTTGGCCGGGCAGTCCGAGCCGGCGACGCATACGGCGCGCAACCCGGTCGGCGACCTGCTGCAGGGTGGAAACATCATCGGGGGAAATGGAACGGCGCATCGCAACCTCGGCACATCAACTTGGATGTGCCGAGGTTGCCGGGTCGCATTGCCCATAGGGGTGGGCATGTTATGGGAAGCTATGGGCTCGCAGGCGGAGCGGGTTCAGTCGTCGATCCTGATCTCGTCGGCCTGCAACGCGATCAGGTAGCCTGCAGGTTGCCGGTTCTCGATAAATCGCTCGGGCGTCACACCCTTCGGCAGGATCGGCTTGATCTTGTTGCGAAGATCGCGAACCGCATCGGCGACTGCCTTGTCGGATACGGTCGTCGACCAGAGATGCTTTTCGATGTCGCGTCGTTCGCACAGTGCGCGTCCTGCGGCCGCTTGGCTCGCGAGATAGTGCAACAGCTGGAAGGGGCGTGGCGGCAGCTTCAGTTCCGCCCCATCCAGGAGGATGGTCTGCTTCGCAACCTTGACGATGAGGCGTGGTTCGGGTCGAGTAAGGTCAAGGCCATCAACGTCGAGTATCGGGATGACGTGCGGCGGATCAGGACGTAGGCATTCTGACAACCCAGCGAGGTGGATATCGGCCCGGCTGAACCCGACCTGCTCTGATGCGGTGAGAGCCGGCGTAATCAGCAATCGCCTGCGGCCGCGCGCCGCTCGCAGTATGATGTCAATTATCTGCGGCTGGTGCGTCACCACACCCGAAAAGGTCAGAAAGACCTCAACGCCGTTTTGCAGCATTCCGAACGACCACAGGCCGGCCGCAATCTCCGACGGCGGGTCAGGCAAGGCGGAGTGCCTGGCAATGGCGTCTGCAAAGGCGGCATGATCGAGCCGGAAAACCCGAAGGTCGTCCTCCTCCAGCATATCGTCGTTGCCTCGATCGAGCGGACACACCGCAACCTGCTTGTCCCCGATCCTGATCAGAGGCCGCACGTCCAGGTCGCATTCGCACGAGCCACAGATGGGCCATTCCGTCGCCGGCCGCTCCTCGATCAGGATGCGAGCATCGAGCAGGCGATCAAACCCGACGCCAAGATGGGGCCGGGCCACTCGCCCCCAGAGCAGGGCCGGAGGTTCGGCCTCACTCAGCCGCAGCAGCAGTTGCGTCAGGGTTTCGGTCACGGACAAATCCATTGCGACGCAGCAGTGTCATGATGCGGCCTTCGAAACGCTGGCGTTTGAACATCGGCGCTGCCGGCGCCTTCAGCTTGACGGTGACCTTCGCCGGTTGCTTGGCGCCGGTGTTGAAATGCACCTTGATGACGATGTGGTTGACCTGCCAGTCCGGCGAACTGAGCATGATCCCTTTGCTATGTTCGCCAAGCCGAGCCAGCGCATTGTCACGCCCATCCCGCGCCACCATGGAATGCAGGACCATCGTCTTGCCTGACGCATGGTCTGTCGCGATCCGGTTGACCTGAATTTCCGTGATCCGCACGCGAACAATTCCGGGATCGAAATCATGGTCGATGGCAAAGTCGAAGCCACCACGCTCTACGGGCGCAAGCGTGTAGAGGTTCTGAGCATCGGGTGCGCTGAAGAAGCCGGGTTTGCCGAGAAACTCTGCCGCAAAAATCTCGGCGATCTGTTCGCGCTGCGCCTTGGCGATGCGGCCGATCTTGAGAATGCCGGATGACGGCGTGTAGATGACGACGGCGTGTCCCAACTCACGAAAACTGATGACCTCGCGCTTCTGGCCGCCGGCCAGTGTCTCGGTGGTCTTGAACGGGGTCCCGTGGGTGACGACAATGTTGAGGTCGCCGTCATCGTCGTAGGACTGCGCTTCACAAAAGCGCCCGAGCATATTCGCTTCGAAGATCGCGGCGGCCTTGTCCTGGAAGGCCGTCAGGGTCTTTTCGTTCACCTCGGCCTCTATCCCTTCCGCCAGCCCGGCGAACTCGCTGAATGACGAAAGCGACCGATAGGCCAGCATGTCGACCGAGCTGTTGAAAATGTCCGGATGGTCGAGGAATACCTTGAGCGCGATATGCTTGGGCTCTTGCCGCGCTTCGATGACCTGTCCCGTTTCATCGACCGGCAGCAGGCTGACCTTATGACGAGCAGCATTTTCGAGAATGATCTGCAGCCCGTTGGCGTCGGCGATTTCCGCAATGCGATGCAGATCGGCAATCAGCCCGTCCGGATAGCCGACCTCCGGACCGGCAAAAAATTCCGTGATCGCCTTTCGCGCTGTGGCTTCGTCCCGATCGAACACGGTCATGTCGAACCCATGCAGATCGTCGTCATGGCGTTCCAGCAGTCTGCGGATCAGATGGATGTCGATGGTGTTGATGAATCTGGGATTGACGAACTTCTTGAGGTTCCTGCTCATTTTGCCCACCGCTAAATGTTCATCTTATGTTCCATACAGCAGATGCTGCCGAGAGTCGAATCGGTGAGACGGTTTCCGGACCGCGTGAGTACTTGACTGGGGATAACCGCTGATGGTGGACCCCCATGAAAATCCCCAATCCGCTGCCACCCGACAAGATGACCGCCACCGAACGCCGGGCTGAACTGTGCGGCCTGCTTGCGCTCGGGCTCATCCGGTTGCGCCAGCGCGACCATCGCCATCATGTTGAAGACAGTGGAGACAGTTGCCTTCACTTGTCGGCCGACCAATGCCGTCATGCAACTCCAACGCACTGGAGACCCGCATGACGATCACGAACCCCGATCCCATCCCCGCGCGCCTGGCCGCGCTCAAAACCACGCCGACGCCGGATCTGAAACGGCAGTGGCGCGAGCTGTTCGACAGCGAGCCGCCGGCCTTCAATCGTCGCTACCTCGAAAGCCGCATCGCGTATCGCATCCAGGAACTGGCCTATGGCGGGCTGAAGCCCGAGACGATCGAGCGGCTGGAGGCGCTCGGCGAGCAACTGGATGGCGGCAACATGGTGGTGCGCCGCCACCGTGCCGATGACCGGCCGATTGTCGGAACCAGGTTAATCCGCGAGTGGCAGGGCATCGAGCACACAGTCACCGTACTGGCCGATGGCTATGAATGGCAGGGACGGCCCTACAAGAGCCTGTCCTCAGTCGCGCGTGCCATTACGGGGACGCGGTGGAACGGCTGGACGTTCTTTGGCCTGAAGAACTATCGGAGCCGGCCATGACCAAGCCAGGTACCAGAAAACTCCGCTGTGCCATCTACACCCGCAAATCCTCCGAGGAAGGGCTGGAGCAGGAGTTCAACAGCCTGCATGCCCAACGCGAATCCTGCGAGGCCTACATCGCCAGCCAGCGTTCCGAGGGCTGGGTGCTGGTTCGCGATCAGTATGATGACGGAGGCATCTCCGGCGGCACGCTGGAGCGTCCAGCGCTGAAACAGCTGCTCGCCGACATCGAAGACGGGCTGGTCGACGTGGTGGTCGTCTACAAGATCGACCGGCTGTCGCGCTCGCTGATGGACTTCGCCAAGCTGGTCGAGGTGTTCGACAGGAATGGCGTGACGTTTGTCAGCGTCACGCAATCGTTCAACACCACCACGTCCATGGGTCGGCTGACTCTCAACATCCTGCTGTCCTTCGCCCAGTTCGAGCGGGAAGTCACCGCTGAGCGCATCCGCGACAAGATCAGGGCGTCGCGGCAGAAGGGCATGTGGATGGGTGGCAACGTTCCGCTCGGCTACCGGGTCGAGAACCGCAAGCTGATGATCGAGGAAGCGGAAGCCGCCATTGTGCGCATGATCTTCGAGCGCTTTGTCAGCATCGGCTCAGCCACGGTGCTGGCGAAAGCTCTGGCTGCCGAGAATGTGCGAACCC